AAAATCAATATGACGGGTTAGATTCTGCTCTTAATATTAAAAGTGAAATTGTCGAAGTAGAAAAAGTGAAAGAAGATTTGAATATATCTCCTATAAAAACTGATGATATTCAAAAAGATTATGAATATACTCGCGCCAATCTTTATTCATTAATTGAAAAAGGTCAAGAAGCAATTAATGGGATTATGGAAATTGCTGGAGAAGGTGGATCTGCAAGAGCATATGAAGTTGCTGGACAATTAATTAAAAGTGTTGCCGATACGACAGATAAATTGATTGACCTTCAGAAAAAACTTAAAGATGTGGAGGAAGATAATGTTAAAACAACTAATAATGTCACCAACAATGCAGTATTTGTGGGATCAACTTCAGAATTATCAAAATTACTCAAGCAAGGTTTTCTAAATAGTAAAGAGTAATAAGATTTAACAGATGAATGAGCAATTGAAACCATATAAAACCGTGGAACAGATTGCTAAAAAGCATCGCCTTGAAGTTTCGTTTATTCAGAAGCAACTCGATATGGGTGCCCCAATTGAACACGAACATACCAAGAATCAAAAACTTGCTATCGAAATTGCTCTTCAACATTTAGATGAGATTCCAGATTATTATACTCGCCTGAAAAAAATGGAAGCATCTGCTAAAAAAGAACATAAAAAGTTCAAGGATGTTAAAATTAATGAAGAGGGTCTTCGTGCATGGTTTGGAAAATCCAAATCAAAAGGTAAAAAAGGAAAACCTGGTTGGGTAAATGTAGTAACTGGAGGAACATGTGCAAGCGATGAACCTGGAGAGGGAGTTCCAAAGTGTGTTTCATCTTCTAAAAGAGCAAGAATGACACCAGCACAAAGACGTTCAGCAGCAAGAAGAAAAAAAGTAGCAGATCCTGGACAACAACGTAAATCAGGTGCTGCAAAACCAACTTACGTTTCTACCGATAAACCAAAGAAAAAAATGAAAGAAGAATTTAATTTGCAAGAAGTAAAAGATAAACCTGGTAAAGGTAGTGGAACTAAAGATGCTTGTTATAATAAGGTAAAATCTAGATATGATGTTTGGCCAAGTGCATATGCCTCAGGAGCACTAGTCAAGTGTCGTAAAGTTGGCGCTGCTAATTGGGGAACAAAGTCTGAAGAAACTATAATTGATGAGGCACAAAAATGTTGGAAAGGGTATAAGAAAAAAGGAACTCAAACACTTTTTGGAAAAACATATAATCGATGTGTTAAAGCAAATGAAGAAAAAGAAATGATTAGATACTGCCCAAAATGTCAAAAAGACGAAACTAGAAATGAGTGCAAATATGGTCCAAGGTATTGGGATATGTTTTCCACCCCATCAGCATTAACAACTAATCAATTAAAATACAACATTGCTACTGTTCATCCTGGAAATTTCCCAGAGTCATATGATCACGAGCACTCTATGGCAAGATCAGAACTGTCCACAATCGTTTCTGCTGCCAAGAGACTTCGTAAAAAAATGAAGGGAGAAGGTAATATTGAGGCATGGGTACAATCAAAAATTACTAAGGCAGCAGATTATCTGGATAGTGCTGCAGATTATATTGATAGTGGTGAAATGAAAGCAGAAGAATACTCAAACTGGAGAGCAGATTTTGGATTATCAGAAGACTGGCAAAAAGTTAATCGTAAAGACAAGACTGATGGTTTAAGTTCTGCTGCTGTTAAAGCATATCGTCGTGAGAATCCTGGATCAAAACTACAAACTGCAGTAACTGAAAAGAAACCAAAAGGTAAAAGAGCAAAGCGCCGTGCTTCATTCTGCCGGCGCATGTCTGGGATGAAGGATAAACTCACCTCAGCAAAAACTGCAAGAGATCCAGATTCAAGAATCAATAAAGCACTTCGTCGTTGGAACTGTAACTAAAATGAAATCATTTCAACAGTTTATTTCAGAAAGCATCAATATTGCCGGTGATTTTAACGGCAATCTTTATATGAATTCTTCCGAACCAGAAACGGCAAACGAATCTTTTCTTGCTGATGTAGTTTGGAAAGGAAGATTATATCGTATGGAAGTTGAAGGAAAAATGATGGATAAAAATCAACTTGCAGAGCAACTACAAGGAGAATATCCTGGAGCGATTGTTCATAATATATACCCAGTAGAATCTACTTCTATAAAAATCAAAAACGCACAAAGATATAGACCAGAAAGATTATCGTGGAGTGAATGATTAATGGCACAATTTAATAAGAATGACCAGGACTTTCTGAATCAAGAAAGAACCCTTTTTGAAGTCAATATGATTGCCAATAAGAATGGCGAAGTAGTTACTGTTGATAATCCATTTCCAGTATCTCTTGGAAGTTCCAGTATTACTATTAATGGTGACATTACAATTCCAGGAATAGTAACCGTTACAAGTTCTGCGGATAATCCAATTCATAATCACATAGTTGAAGTTGGGACAGGTGGAACATTAACAACTCCATATCTTCCAGTTGGCATTTCTACATTACTGAACACTGTATCAATTGGAAATACAGTATCAATCTCCAATACAAGTTTTTATATTCTAAATCCTGTTACTTCTGTAACTGTAGGTGGAACTGTTTCTATTGCCAATACAGTATCAATCTCCAATACAAGTTTTTATATTCTAAATCCCGTTACTTCTGTAACCGTAGGAGGAACTGTATCAATTGCCAATACAGTATCAATCTCAAATACAAGTTTTTATGTAACCAATCCAGTCACAACAGTCGCAGTATCAGGTATTGGTTCTACTGTTACAGTTCAAGGAACAGTAGGAATTGGAACAACAGGGCAAGTATCACTCAATCTCAATAGTGCTCCCGTAAGTTCCAGTAATCCACTACCAGTCACAGGAACAGTATCAATTTCTACAACATCATCAGCATCTGTTACATTTCCACCAATAGCAACCGATGCATTTGGTCGTTTAAGAACTTCAAGTCCATTAACACTTTTTGATAGTTCGCACAGATATAGAGATAATAATCTTTGGAGTGGTTTAGTCATTGGTACTGGTTCAACAGTTGGATTTATAACAGCACAAGGTTTAGTCAATATTAGTATAGGAACTACTGCTGGATGTTCTGTGATTAGGGAAACCACAAAAGTATTCTCTTATCAACCAGGAAAATCATTACAGGTATTGAATACATTTATAATGAACCCAGCAAAAGCAAATCTTCGTCAAAGAGTAGGATACTTTGGTGCAGATAATGGAATGTATCTGGAACTTGATGGAAGCACTTTATATTTTGCGGAAAGAAGTTTATCTACTGGAACAACAACAAGAGTTGCACAGTCGGATTGGAATATTGATACGATGCTTGGTGCAGGGCATCTCAATCCATCTGGTGTTACATTAGATATTTCCAAAGCACAAATTTTGTGGATGGATATTGAATGGTTAGGACTTGGAACAGTTAGATTGGGTTTTGTGGTTGATGGTAAGTTTATTCACTGCCATTCATTCCATCACGCAAACTTAATCACTTCAACTTATATCACAACAGCATCATTACCTTTGAGATATGAGATTTCTAATACTGGAATTACAACCAGTGCGAGCACATTAAAACAAGTTTGTTCCACTGTCATTTCCGAAGGTGGTTATGAACTTCGTGGATTACAACAGGCAATAGGAACACCAATCACAGCACCAAAAACTCTTACAACTGCTGGGACTTTTTATCCTATAGTTAGTTTGAGATTGAAAACTACTGCTTTGGATGCAATTGTAATTATGACTGCACTTTCTCTTATGGGAACTGGTAATGGAATTAATTATAATTGGCAGGTAAGAGCAACTGGAACTACAACAGGTGGAAGTTGGGTGAGTGCTGGTGCTGATAGTGGTGTTGAATATAACCTCACAGGAACTTCTTATGCTGGTGGAAGAATACTTGCGAGTGGATTTTTAAACTCATCAAATCAAGGTTCTCCATCAATTGATATTCTCAAAGAAGCACTATTCAAGTTTCAGTTAGAAAGAAATAGTTTGACTTCTACACCTTTTGAACTCACACTTCTTGCTACTGCTGCAACTAATGGTGAGCAGATTTTTGCTTCTATGGACTGGGAGGAAATTAGTAGGTAATTTTTATGTCTGATAATATCTACTTAGGTAATCCCAATCTAAAAAGAGCAAATACACAAATACAATTCACAGAAGAACAAATTATAGAGTTCTTGAAGTGTAAAGAAGACCCCGTATATTTTGCAAAGAACTATATTAAGATTGTTTCTCTGGATCACGGTCTTGTTCCTTTTGAGATGTATCCATTTCAAGAGAAACTTGTAAGAAATTTCC